TATTCTATTATACCCACCAAATATAGATTCAACATATACTGGTTCAGCACATTCTTCTGGTACACCAGAAGAATCATTTGGACAAAGCCAATTATCACAATGTTCACATTGTGCATCATTGGATTTTACTCCATCTATTGCTAGAAATTGTTCTGATTGAATATCTTCTAATATTGACATAACATTTTTCCTTTACTTTGTTTTTAAAAAGAGAATACAAAAATAAGAGAGAGCTACGTATGTAACTCTCTCTATGTTGTATGGATTATTTATTCCATTCGGACTTGGATAGATTTACAACGTGATCGAACGCTGTAGGAACTGAGGATATTGTCTTACCTGAAGTGATAAACAATACACGTAGTGCTTTACTAGCTAACTTAGTTATACCTGTAATATAAGGAACTTTGATAGTGAATGATTTTTCGTTGATAGTCATAATGACCTCCATATAAGTTAATAAATTGAACACAAAAACAAGAGTTTTCAACTTGTTGAAAAGGCGTAACCACGAACCGAAGGGGCGTGGGTAACCAATACATCTCTCACACACAATGTAATGTAAATTTTGAAACCTCATCACTCTACTTGCAGTTAAAAAAGAAAAGGGTTATATTATTATATGAATAGGAATAAAGTTAAATATGAAGTATTTGATACAGCTACTGGTAAATGGCAAGAAGACTATACTACTCAAGATGAGATAGATCAAGCTATGGAAGTATTTTTAGAAGATTATGAATACTATGAATCTGAAAAAGAAATTATACATGAGATAGTTAAACAAAATTTAGCAAAAAAGAAAAATAAGGAAAAAGATTAGTAATGTATATACATTAGGTAATCTATTACTAGTGTATATAGAAGTAATATACATGTAATATATATATTAATCCCTACATCAATGGAAACAATAACAAGAAGAATAGGTGGAAAAGTACAGAAGTTTACTGTATTTAAAAAAGATGATGACCATCCTTACTCCGTATATTGGAAAGATGTATGGAAAGATGGTTGGGCTGAAACAGATGATGGGTACGTAGCCTTATGTTTAGCTAAAACAAACTATACAGATTTAAGAGGTAAGGTTAAGTGTTTAATAAAACTTACTTGTGGTGTTCAATGGATATCTAAAAACTCTAAGCTGCTATTTAAACCTAATAAAGATGCAGGTATTTACTCTATGGTAAAACCTAGAACATGGCAAGAACGTGAATCAGGTAAAACTCGTACTAAGAATGCAGTTAATGCATATGTTTCTAAAATATTTGCAGGTAAAAAAGTAGACTGGAACGAGATAGGTACAATATATAGACCAGATGAAAAGATTCCTTCTGCTACAGCTAAAAGATTATTTAAAGAAAAGGTAGTTAAGAACATGATAGAAGAAAAGATGAAAGAAGTCTTATCTGAAAAAGGCATAGACAGAGGTTTTGTTTTAGATACTATTAAAAAAGCTATTAATATAGCAGAAGAAAAAGAAGATCCATCTAATATGTTACGTGCAACTGAAAACTTAGTAGATATGTTAGAAATGAAACCTAATAAAAAGATTACTACAGATACATTGCAAATAGATATGACTAATCAAATTATGGATAATATAGAAACCGAAGAAAAGAAAATGGTTGCTGAACATAAAACAGAAGTTTAATGAGTTCTCTAGCAATAAAAGAAAAGCTATCTCAAAATTTAATTTTATTTGGAAAAATATGTTTTCCTAATATGTTCTCTACTGAATCTCCACCCTTTCATTATGAGATTGCAGAACTATTAGAAGATGCAACTAAGAATAAATTAAATATAATTGCACCTAGAGGTCATGCTAAGTCATCAATTGTTGCATGTGTATTTCCTATATGGCACATACTTACACAAAAAGGACAAAAGTTTGTAGTGTTGTCTTCTAAAACAGAAGGACATGCTGTAAGGTTATTACAGACTATTAAGAATGCACTAGAGTATAGTGGAGAGCTAAAAAGTATATATGGTTATTGGGGACAACACTGTGCTAAACAATGGTCTCGTACTATGATTGTATTAAAAGATGATACTATGGTTATGTGCAGAGGTACTGGACAGCAGGTAGTTGGACTTAAACATGGTAACCAAAGACCAACACTAGTTGTACTAGATGATCCCGAAGATATGGTAAACACAAAAACGTCTGAAGCTATGGAGTATAACTTACGTTGGTTATTACAAAGCTTAGTTCCTTCATTAGATGCTAAGCGTGGTAGACTTGCTATTATTGGTACACCTCAACATCAACGTTGTATGGTAGAAACATTATGCAAAACTCAAGGTTGGGTGTCTAAAAGATATAAAGCATTACAAGATGATGGAAGTGCATTATGGGAAAAGATGTGGTCAAAAGAAAAATTACTTGCTGAGAAGAGGTCTTTAGATTCTATTGGTAGAGTGTCCTCTTTTTATCGTGAATACCAATGTGAGATTATTGGTGATGAAGACCAAATGTTTAAAGAAAAATATTTACAACATTATAAAGGTGAATTTAAATTTATTAATGATGAACATTGTTTAGAATTTGAATCTGGTAGAATAGAGCCTGTAAATGTATTTATGGGTATAGACCCAGCTAGTTCTGTAAAAAAATATGCAGACTACTCTACAATAGTTACTGTTGCTGTAGATTCTAAGAATAATAAATATGTACTTCCTTATTATAGAAAAAGATCCACACCTATGCAACTAGCTGACCATATTATAGAATATTTTAAAAAGTATAAACCAATGAAGACTAGAATAGAATCAGTAGGCTATCTAGAGATGCTAAGAGATTATCTACGTCAAAGAGCTGATGATGAAGGTTTATTTATACCTGGGCTTGAAATAAAAGAAAGTCCACGTAATAGTAAATCATCTAGGTTAGAAACTATGCAGCCTTGGTTTGCACAGAAAAAAATATATGTAAGTGAAAGTATGAGTGAATTAAAAGATGAGTTATTAATGTTTCCTAGAGGTAAGCATGATGACCTTTTAGATGGGTTGTATTATGCAACTAAAAATAATTACCCACCTCATAATAAAAAGATTGTAAAAGAAAATCATCACTCTACTAGTAATTTTAGAAAAAAATCAACAGACTGGATGATTTCATGAAACTTTTTATTGTAAAGTTGTTTATATTAATATAATATTAATCTATGGCAGAGAAACATCCAGAAGTTAAGAAAAACGAAGAACTCCTAGCTGAGTATGCATCCGTACGTTCTAAATGGGCAAGACAAGCAACTGATGATAATGAATTTAGAAATGGTATGCAATGGACCAAAGAACAGGTAAATGAGTTAAGAAGAAGAGCTCAAGAGCCTTTAGTAGTTAATGTTATATATCCTGCAGTAGAACAAGCAAAAGCTATGTTAACTGCAAACTCTCCAAGATTCCAATCTACAGGTAGAGAAGCTAGTGATGTAAAGACTGGTCAAACTATGTCTGACTTAATGAGTTGGGTATGGGAACAGTCAACAGGAAATTCTGAGCTCAAACAATCTATAGACGACTATTATGTAAAAGGCATGGGTGTACTTATGGCATATAGTAATCCTAATGCAGATTATGGAAAAGGTGAGATTTTTATAAAAGCAATAGACCCTCTTGATTTATACCTATGCCCTTCTTCGACTGACCCATTCTCAAGAGATTCTGCTAATATAATTGTCTCACGCCTTTTCCCTGAAATAACACTTATAGAAATGTATCCTGAATTTAAAGATATAATTTTAAAAGCAAATGCAGGTCAAGTAGCTCCTTCTGTTGAAACTATTAATTATGGTCTTGAAGATCAGATTATTTCTAAGAATGAAATAAATAGTTACAATATGAATAATAGTGATGAAAGACAAATAGAAGTAATAGAAAGATATACTAAAATACATATACCACATTATAGAATATTTGACCCTAATTTAAATAATGAAAGAATTTTATCACCAGAAGATTATGAATTCTTTAAGTTAAAAATAGCTTATAAGGTTTCTAATAAAAAAAGAGATAGAATTATTACAGATGATAATGAAGTAAAGCAATATGAAGACATAGAAAAAGAATTTGGTAATACTTTTCATTTAATGCAAAATCCTATAACTCAACAACAAATGATGGTTAAAGGAGAAGAAACTGCTGTAGGTGTAAAAGATAGTACAACTATTTTAAAGAAAATGACTTTTGGTGAATTAATAGAAATAGGTGATATTTTAGTTTCTGAATTTGAAATAGATAGAATAAGACAGGTGGTATCAGCAGGTGGTGAGTTACTATTTGATGCAGTCTTACCTATAGAAGAATATCCAATAGTTACTATGATGAATAATCATAATAGAAATCCATATCCACAAAGTGATGTGAGAATGGTAAAAGGATTACAGTCCTATATAAATAAAATTCGTTCACTTATTGTTGCACATGCATCATCTTCTACAAACGTAAAGCTTCTTATACCAAGAGGTTCTATGAATAGAAAAGAACTAGAAGAAGAGTGGGGTAGAGCAGGTACTGCTGTAATAGAGTTTGACCCTGAGTTAGGTCAACCAATAGTAGCAGGTCCAGTTCCTTTACCTAACGAATTGTATAAAAATGAAGCAGATGCAAAAGCTGATATAGAAAAAATACTTGGCATATATGCATTAATGCAGGGTGATTCACGTCAGATGCCACAAACTTATAAAGGTACATTGGCAATAGACGAGTATGGACAAAGAAGAATTAAATCAAAACGTGATGATATAGAAGGTGCAGTTAATCAACTTGCTAAGTCTGTAATACAGTACATACAAGCAACATATACTGTTCAAAAAGTAATAAGATTATTACAACCAAACCATAAACCAAAAAAAGTAATTTTAAATGAAGCCGTATATGATGAGATCTCAGGTGAATTCCTAGGAAAACTAAATGACGTAACAGTTGGTAAATATGACGTTGTTGTAGTATCTGGTTCTACTTTACCATCAAATAGATATGCACGTTTTGAATATTATATGGAACTTTATAGAAGTGGTATTATTGACCAAGTAGAAGTTCTAAAGCAAACCGATGTTGCAAATGTAGAAGATATATTAAATCGTAAAGGTCAAGTGCAACAAATGATGAAAAGATTGCAACAACAAGACAAAAAAATTAAAGACTTGCGAGGAGACTTGCAAACTGCTCAACGTGAAGTAATTCATGCTAGGCAGAGAGTAGAAGTTGAGAAATTTAAAACTCAACTTGGTTCAACTGCTAACAGGGCTGATTTAGCTACACAGCTTTATAAGTCAAGAAGTGAAGATGAACTAAGGAAAATAAAAAATGTCGTTGCCGAGGAAACCCCTACGAATGACACAATAGTACCATTGGAGGAATAATGGAACAACCAGAACAAAGTAATGCTGTAGAGCAAGTTGACAATAGAGTTGATAGTGCATTTATGTATGAAAACCCTAGTGCAGATACTAAAGCACCTTCGCCTACAATTACACAATCAACAAGAGTTCAAAATCAAGAAACACTTCAAACTGAAGAAGCCAATCCAGTTGCTGAAGTACAAGAAGAAGTATCTGAAAAAGATGACCCCAATAGGATAGCATATTGGCAATCACAAACTGATAAGGCAAAGAATGATGCATATTTAATTGCACAAGAAACTCAAAAGTATAAACAACTTTATGAGCAGCAAGTAAAACAACCATCAGTCTCCAATGAAACCCAGAATGGGCTACGTTCTAATTCAATTGAAGAGCCAATCAAACCTGAAAAGCCAATTTCTTATAATGAGGTCGATGCGTATAATGACCCAGAGAGTAAATCGTTTAACTATAGAATACAAAATGATAAATATCGTGATGCACGTTTAGATTATGTAGAGCGTAAAGAGTATGTTAGGCAAGAACAGCAAAATGTTCAACTTGCCAAACAACAAGAAAAACAAATGGTTAACCAAGCATATAGTCAAGTACAAAATGCTTATGGTTTTGACCAATTAAAAGCTGCCGACTTTATCGGCTGGGCTCAAGATCCTAAAAACATCACAATGGATTCACTTGTAAAACTATATGATATTCAAAAATCTCCTGGAATTCAACAACAACAACAAGTAGAGCAAAAGAAACAAGCTATGCAAAATCAAAATAGAGCTTTAAAAATTCCAACAACAACTACAGTTGCACCAGGAGTTTCACAGCCTCAAATGGATGATGAAGCATTGTTTAATGAAGCTCTTCTTAGTAAATCATATAAAAGAAGGAAATAATACAAATGGCTACAAAAAATCTTAGTGGCTCAGGTGTATTGTTTACCGATAGGCGAGATTTTTATATCAGTCCAGATGTAGTAAAAGAACTATGGACTGATGTAACTCCTTTTACAACTCTAGTAGCCAATCGTGAACAAAGAACACCTACTGACCCCGTTTTCAAAATGTTCGAACATAGAAACCCATGGCAAAGACAAACATTCTTAATCAATGGAACAGACCCTGCTCCTGTAACTGCTGGTTCAAATTCTGAATCTGAAGTTATGACAGTTGGTAGTATTACAGGCTTAGCCTCAGTACCAGATGCTTCGTGGGTAGGTCTTGTAGCTGAAATATGGGATGCTACTGATTCATTCGCTACAATGTTAGGACATGCACTTATAACAACTTCAACTGCGCTTAATGCTGTTAAATTCAAGAATATTGGAACTGTAGACATCAATGCTGATAATGGCGACAAATTTGTTATTATTGGTAATGCTCATGGTGAAGGAACTGTTTCCCCTGCTGCATGGTCTGATGAATTACAAGTAGTTTATAATAGTACACAAATCTTTAAGACACCATTAGAGATTACTGGTACTTTAGAAGCTGCTGCTCTACGTGGAGAATCTTCTGAGTTGGCAAGACTTAGAATGCAAAAAGCACAAGAGCATAAGATTCAAAAAGAACGTGCTTTCTTATTTGGACATAATCCAAAAGGAACTAACCTAGGTGGAAGTGAAACTTTTGCTGATGCTGCTATTACAGATGCATCTGGAAATATTGTACGTTCAACAGTTGGAATATTAACTGCTATTGAAAAGTATGGTGCTACTTCTGGTGATGACCAGAATCAGTTTACCATTTCAGAAGCAACTTACAGCTACAGCAACTTTGTAGACGATATGGAAAAAGTTTTCCAATATGTTCCTGAAGAAGGAATGAAGTTTGCATTTTGTGGTAGAGGTGCTATGAGTTACTTTTCTAAAATAGATGGTTCTTCAGGTCTTGCAGGAAACTCAGGTTGGACTGTAAACTTAGGACCAACAGAAAGAAGTACTTATGGTTTTAATATGAGAATGTTAGAAACTCCTCATGGAGTTCTTGCATTAGTTCCAACACCAGTTCTTAGATCAGAGCATAACAAGCAAATGCTTATTGTTTCTGATGAGAATCTTTTTCATTCTGTATATAGACCACCAGTCTATCAAACAAACATCAAAACTGATGATGCATTTGATGGAGTGAAGGATCAATATATGTCTGATGAAGGTATTGGTATAACCTTAGTAGAATCCCATAAACTATTTTCAATAACAGCTTAAGGGAGGTGAATTATGGCTAGACCATTTATCGGAGGAACAAACGCTGCAATTAAGACTTTAACAGCTACACAATCATTATCTTCTGCAGATACAGGTAAAATTTTTATCTGTTCTCAAGCAAGTGATAATGATATTACATTACCTGCTGTTGGTGATGCAAAAGGTTGGACAGGCACTTTCTTTTTAGGAACTGCTGGTGGACATCATTTTGACATCATTGGTGGTACTGTTGATGTAATGAGAGGTGTAGACGTTGGAGATACTAATGTAGTTATTGATGCTGCAGATAAAGTAACATTCGTTGCAAGTACTGCTGTAGTTGGTGAAAGAGTAGATATATTCTGCGATGGAACTAACTATTATGTTACTACATACGCTGTTGCTGATACTGCTATTACTTCAGAAGGATAATAAATAGTTAAACAGAGCTAGGGGTAAGACGTATAAAGGTTTTACCCCAAATCTGTTAGAAAGAAAAAATGTCAACATTTAAAGTAAAAGTAGAAGCTTTAGTAGGTAGAATAATAACAGATACTGATGCACTAGATGATATGTTATTATCTACAGCAAGAGAAGTAGCTGATACTTTACCTAGAAAAAATCTTATTCAAAATGCTACACTTACAGAAGTAACTAGTAATCCAACTAGTATAAGTGATAGTAGAATATTGTCTGTTAGTAGAAATGGTTTTTATGCTACCGAAGTACCTCATGGACAATCTGCCAGAGCTGCAGATACAGGAAGTATTTATTATGCAGATGCTACTCAAGATAGAGACCCTGTATTTTATTATGAAGGTAGTAGTTTATTTATATTAGATACACCTACAGTAAGTCAAAAAGGTGAGATATTAAGTTTTGCATATCCTACAGATTTTGATGGTAGTGGTACTATAGTGAGTGCAACTGCTATAGATAATTTTCCTAGTAGTGCTGAATATTCTGTAGTGTTAGGAGCTGCTGCTAAATTTATGGTTAAACTATCTTCTGAAGATAATGCTAATGAAGATATAGAATTACAAAATGCAACATTAGCTTCTGCACAAAACTTAGAACAAGATTATCGTGCTGAGTTACAAAGAATTAGAGGTCAAAAATAAATGGCAATGACACAGAAACAAATGATAGAAATGGTAAGACAACATCATCCAGCTGTAAGTGAAGCACAAATTAGATTATGGCTTAATGCAGCACTAGATGATTTTGCTAGAAAAACAAGAATTAAAGAAGGTGCTTTTACATTTAGCACAGTAGTAGATCAAAGATATTATGGATTGTCTGATGATATTTTAGAAATAACTTCAGTAGATTATGATGGATTTGATATCCCAAGATTAGGAACTAGACCAGAACAGAGAGATATAACATGATGAAATTAGTACCAGCTCCAAAAGGTTTCCACTGGATGAAGACAGGAAAGACTACATATAAGTTAATGAAAACAAAAGGTGTTTATAAGGCACATAAAGGAGCATCTAAAACAGCAAAATTTGCTGTAATGATGGAACATAAAAATGCCAAGTAGTCAACGTAATGTTTCATATTGGGTAGAACGTGATGCAATAGCTATCATTGTACGTTCAATTGGAAATACATCTACCACATATAGTTCTCCAAGTGAAGTTAAAACTGTAACTATATTTGCAGTTAAAAAACCAAACAAATTTATTTCTGCTGATACAGGGGTATCAAACACAACTACAGGATATAATCAAGAGCCAGATATTTCAGAAGAATTTAGACATGCAGTAGTTGCTAAAGCTATACAAAGAGGATATGAATTAAATCCTACCACTTTACAAGCTGCAAGTTATTGGGAACGTCAATACGATTTAGGCGTTAGAGAAGGAAAAAGATATGCTAATACTGGTAGAGTTCAAAAAGCAGTAATTAAATTACAAGGTTTTGAACCTACAGTTCATAGCACAAGAGATAAGGATGAAGGATGACAGAAGTAGTAGTATCTACAACAACCATGACAGAAGTTGTGGTATCAACAACTACTATGACTGAAACTTCTACATACACAGAAGCAACTTAATACGATATGCCCATGTGAAATTTCTTGCACGGAAAGGCATACGATAAACAAGGAGAAAGAAAATGGCTATTGGAAAGAGCTCAGCTCACAATTACACAGTAGTAGAGGCACAAAATGTTGCATTAGGTCAAACTGGAGCAGCATTTCACGACACTACAGATATATATACTCCACCTACAGGTTCAGTTATTATTGCAGTAACAATGTTAACTGATGTGGAGTTTGCAGCATTAACACCTGAATCAACAAGCTTTCATTATGGAACTACAGCAGCAAGTCCTGGCACAAATGGTGCAACTGTTGCTACTAGTGATACCTTTCCAAAAGGTATAACCATATATGGTAGATGGTTAAGCTTAGATCTACAAACAGCAGGAGACAAAGTAGTAATTTACTTTGGTCCATAAGATGCCTAGGTTAGGATTAACAAACACAATAATGACAATTTTAGACGAATCCATAGCTTCTCTTAGGAGTTTCTGGGAAACACATGTAGACCTATGGGAAAATCAAAACAACAATTGGGAACAATCAGTTTAAGGAGATTTAGATATGGCAACTTTAGAAGGACAAACAATAGCAAATAGTTACGAACAACTATTACACGTAGATACAGAAGGAGGAGGTGCTGGTGCTACTTTAGTGCCAGTAAAAGATGGTGATAATGGTACTACTTTTGCATTACAACTTGCAACTACAAGTGTAAGTGTTGTTGGTGCATTAGCAAATCCTGGTTTTATAGTAAAATCAACAGCAGCTTCTGGAGCAGGTTCAGGTGGAGAAATACAGCTTGTTTCAGATGATAATGTTACTATGGGAAGTGGTCATAGGCTTGGTGCAATTACTTTTTTAGGAGCAGAAAATGATGCAAATTCTCTTATTGAAGGTGCACAGATAGAAGCTATTACTGACGACACTTGGAGTCTTACAGAAAATGGATGTGAATTAAGATTTAGTATTACTGATGGTAATGCAGTTTCTTCAGAAGCATTAAGATTAGCTCCTGGTGCAACTACAGCATACAACCCAATAACATTTGTAGGAATTGATGCAGTTAATCAGATTGTTTTCAAGGATGAAGCTAATGGTGTTTTTCAAATTACTTCAGGTGAATATGGTGGAGCTGGTGGTGGTTCAAACATTCTCAAATCTATTAATAGTACAATAGTACAAGTAATTTCAAATACTGGAGGCGTACAATTAGCTGCAGGAGCAACAAGTTGGGCAGCTATAAGCTCTGATGAAAGATTAAAACAAAATTGGAATCTTTTTGAAAATGCTACAGATAAAATAAATACACTTACTAAGATTGGGGAATATCAAAAGAAAGACCCAGATACAAATGATTTTCCAACATCAACAAATATAGATGGAAATGAAGTAGCTGAA